CAATATTATTCAAAAACACAGTTAAAGAATGTCCCGAAGGATTCGAACCACAAATCTGCAGGAAAGTACCATTGTATTCATAAATGGGCAAGCACACCTCAGTAGCAAGTCCCGCCATAATGGCGAGCTGCTCTTCGTTGTAGCCAGCCCATTCACATATTTCAATGAGTAACTTCATCGCAGCGAGTGTTATCTCACAAGGCATCGAAGAATCATAGTCCTTATAATCTCCCGCAACGACTCTGTCCTTACCGAACTTCATCATAACTCTGGAGAGTTCAGTCCATTCCGGACCGTAGGCATTTACTCCTACTGCACATTCAAACAAAACGGAATGTTCCATAATGTATTTACATGTAGTCAGAAAGTAGCGCCTAAAAAGAACTAACCCTACAAATGGAGAGCCAGCAAAAACTCGAACCTTCTCTTTTCCAAGAGAGGTAGGTTCGTCTTTAAGATTAGCTCGCCAAATAAGATTAACGCGTTTCCCAGCAGCCAAGGTTTTAGCCTTCTCTTCCACTTCTTCCCAAAATTCCGGATCACAATCTACTGGATAAGTAGCACCGGTGCCTTCAGGATCTACAAAATGTAGAAAAGTGGATTTAGGTCTATTCCAAGGCCAACCACTTGAAGTGCTTTTCTGGATAGCATCTATACCATAGACGCCATCAGCACCACTCAAGTTAGTTATGTTATTAATGGGATGTATCTTACGTTTATCCTGTGGGTTTTTCTCCAAATAATTGAAGATTTTAGCCCGCAAATCAACGAAAGCCTTTTCCAAAATGTCAGGATTAAGCTTTTTGGGATTACCTAGTTTAACTAAGTTTTCCCTCCAAGGCCTATAATTCCCAATATTCATTGGAGGACCATGCTGTTTTGGAATACCCATCTGTTCAGAGACTTGGTCTGAAATCAAAGTAGGAACTACCTCAGAGGTAAATTTACGCCGCTCCCCAGTGTGACCACCCAAAATGGTCAATGTAGTACTAGGGGGCATAAAATTTACAGGACTCTTAGGGTGAACATCTTCGAGATGTTTTATCCTTAACTCCGGTACAGAGAAATCCATATTGGTCTCACTGGCCATCTTCATGACCATTGGTTTTGATTCCAATGATACCAATGCT